GGCTGTGATAGGCGGTGCCATCATGGCGGCTACAGGAAAATCCGCATTAGAGTTCGAACGTGGCATGTCGGAGGTAAATATTACCGCGCAATTGGACGGTAAAAGCTATGAAGAATTGCAACGAAAGATTGCCAATGTTGCTAAAGATAACAAAGCCGTCATTGAAATTGCCCCTCAGAGTTTTAACCAGATTATTTCCCAAACAGGTGATGCGGCTCTGTCACTGGAAATTTTAGACGCAGCCATGAAAGGGTCGCGAGCTGCTTCTGTCGATATGACAACCGTATCAGCAGCATTGGCTCAGTCATTGTCTGTGATTGGAAAAGAGGCTTCTGCATTAGATGTATTGGATACATTCCTTACCTCTAAACGTGTCGGAGCTGGCGAATTCGGGGACTTCGCCCGGTATCTCCCGACCATGATTGCGGGGGCTTCCAATTTAGGGATTCATTACAAAGAGGTTGCCGGGGTATTTGCATACATGACGGGTAAAGGCCAGAGCGCTGAAAAAGCTGCCGTGCTGATTGAAAACGCTTTCTCTGCACTGGGAAAGGGAAATATCCGGGGTAACCTGAAGAATGCCGGGATCGACGTGTTCGATGAAACCGGGAAGATCAGGGGACTGGTCGATATCTTCGGTGATTTATCTAATGTTATGGGAGCCATGTCGGATGAGCAAAAATCTTCATTCCTTGAAAAGATCGGGATTGTGGATAAAGAGGCAAAGAATTCTTTCGCATTGTTGACTGCGGACTTAGATAAGTTTTCCAACTCAATGAATCAGACAAAGAATGCTACCGGGGAGACGGATCGTGCGCTGAAATATTCGGAAAATGGGTTAAGGCGTGCCGGTGATCTCTGGACGCGTCTCCGTAATATTGGCTTTGAGTTTGGCCGGGCTGTCCTTCCGGTTATCCATGTCGGAATAGATGTTTTAGGGGCTGGTATGGCAGTATTGGAACCTGTGATGGGAATCGTAACAGGCTTATTTGATTGGTGGTTTCAGGGACTTAATGACGGCAATTTACTTGTCTGGGGGCTGACTGCGGCTTTAACTGCAGCTACATTAGCTATAAACTCGGCGGCTATTGCCGCGAAAGCTAAGGCTGTATGGGATGGTGTAGTGGCGGTTTCTACAGGTGCATGGACAAAAGCACAATTGCTGCTTGATGCTGCGTTATGGGCGAATCCTGTAACATGGATTGTGCTAGGTATTGCTGCTCTTATTGCTATTATTGCCGTTTGTGTGAATAAAGTGGATGGTTGGGGCAAACAATGGGAAGTCATCGTAGACTTTATGAAGAACGTCTTTGAACTCTTTGTCGAAAGCTTCAAATTTCAATGGTCGACGCTGACCAACGGTCTGATGATCGGACTTGATAAAATCAAGCTAGGGTGGTATAAATTTAAGGAAGCCGTAGGACTGGGTGATTCGGCAGAAAATCAGGCCATGATCCTGCAACTCAATGAGGACGTTGAGAAGCGTAAACAAACCATTGTGGATGGCGCCCGTAAGATTGACGAACTGCGTAAAAAGACAGCGGCTTCACTCACCTGGGAACTGTCATGGAAAGATTCCGAAGGTGAAGAGGGATTCAATATTCAGGATTTGATACCGGGGATACCCACGGAAATGCCTACCGGAGGAACCGTTGATTATGATGAGTTAATGAACAGGTTCGGTGGTGGGAATGGCAATGGCAAAGAAAAGGGACAGAAGAAAAGCGATAGCGGCAAATCAAAAGCTACCAGTGACAAAATAGACCTGAACGAAGTGGTTGCCAATAATACGAAGGGAACCACATCATATGCTGCGATCATGTCTAAACTGAACCCTGTTAAGATTGCGTCACTTTCTGCAAAGGTTGCCGCGTCAGCCGCGCTTCCGGCTTTGCTTGCCGCTGGCGAAGTACCTCAAACGCCTCTCCCTGAATTTGACGTAGCTAAAACGGAATATGTCAATGAAGCGGATAACAAGCCTATTGCTGTCCGGATCGTTGATCTTTCCGGCAGTGTACTTTCGAAGCTTCCGCAGTCTATTCTTCAGGATAGCAATCCGGTTGTTGTACCTATACCCAATATGGTAGAAACGATTGAGTCGGCGGCCACGTCTGTCCCCTCTGTTAGTGAAATAACAACAAATGCAAAGGAAGTATATGAAACCGAGCGCACGGAAAAAGGCGTCTACCTGGACCGATTCTGTGACCAGATCGTTATCCATGTCGAAAATACAGACGGACGTGGAAAAGAAGAAATCATTAGTGTTGTTTCGGAAGTGTTTACCCAAATGTTAGATGATTATGGAGCATAGATTTGATGTTGTAAAAATACTGAAGAGCGCGATCGGTTATAAAGGACTTCCTTTTCCGGGAGCCTTTTTCGGTATCAAGAAAGCGACCTTTAAGGAATTCACAGACAAAGGAACCCGGCTTTATAAAAAAGATCACTTAGGGCGGTGGTATTTTATGCCGGTCACTTTTATAACGGAAAGTGGAGAGATTGAGTTCCCTACGGCAGTGATCAATGTAACCGGTAAAAAAACGATTGTGGAGACACATATGGTCGGACGTAAAGGTAGTGTTAAAGAACTCATCAATATAGATGATTATAAGGTGTCATTAGCCGGATTTATTCAGACAACTGATAAAACATACCCAGAGAATGAAATCACAGAAGTCATGGAGTTATTTAACATCAATAAATCGGTAGAGTTGGTTTCCGCCTTAACGGATTTGATCTTTGATGAAGGTGATAAGGTGGTAATCACAAACATCAGTTTCCCGCCAACGGACGGACTGGAAGATGGTCAGGTTGTGAAGATCCATTGTGTAACAGACAAACCCTTTGAACTCATTATTGAATAGTCATATGCTTTACGTATTGTGTAGTAAAATAGAGATTGGCGGGATGAAGTTCGAAGGCGTTCATGATGTAGCAATCGAACGCTCCATCTATAAACTGGGTGCAACGGCAACGATCAAGGTTCCTGTTACTGCCGTGCTGAAATATGAAGGTCAACCGGCAACGGAAGTAGAGACGGCCAAAGCGATCAAAACGGGTGATCCGGTCACAATCGAATTAGGTTATGATAATGTTTACAATCTCGAATTCAAAGGATATGTAAAACAATTGAATCTACGTACTCCTCTTGAAATCATATGTGAAGATGAATTCTATCAGACGCGCCTGAAGAGTGTTACCCTGCAAGGAAAGGCAACCCTTTCCGATGTCCTGTCTTCATGCGGTCTGAGTGTGGGTTATTCGGCTACGCTTACGCTTTCGCAATTTCAAGTAGACAATAAGCCTGTGTCGTGGGTTTTAGGGAAGCTAAAGACAGATTATGGCCTTTCGATTTTCTTTGATCTGGAAGGTAAAGTTTATGCTTCAGAACCATTCAAGGTTGTGGGTGACAGTATTAAGTATAAGCTTCGTGAGAACGTGATATTCGATGATGACCTGAAATATCAGCGTGCGGATGATGTGAAGTTGAAAATTACTGCTGTGTGTATTTACCGGGATGGGACGAAAGTCGAAGCGGAAATCGGAGCCAGTGACGGGACGGAAAAGAAACTATATTTCTATGACGTACAGGATCAGAACGAACTGGCCGCACTGGCGGAAGCGGAACTAAAGCGTTACAGTTATGACGGATATGCCGGAAAGATAAAAACTTTCCTTTTGCCGTATGCGGCTCCGGCCATGACGGCGGAGATATATGACGAAGTGTATAACGAACGCGACGGACGGTACTATATCGAAGGTGTAACAGTTAGTTATGGCCGCAGTGGTGCCCGGCGTAGCGTTGAAATAGGATTAAAAGTATGAATTCAAAACAAATGGAACTGATCCGGCAGATGTTTCATAGCCGGTTAGCAAGTGCATCCGAAAACTCACTATATGCAACGATAAAGGAAGTCGATGAAGCGAAGCGTACCTGTAAAGCAGAGATCGGAAATATCTTATATGAAGATATCCTGCTTTATTCGGTAGAGAACGCAGATTTAAAAGGCTTTGTGTTTATTCCAGCCATTGACAGCATTGTGTTGGTATCGCGTGTCGGAACTGACCGGATGTTTGTGGAATCCTTCTCTGAAATTGATAAAGTGATTTTTACACTGAATGATCTGGAGTTGGTTGTCGATGGTGGTAATATCGACCTGAAAAAAGGTGATAAAATTGCGGTTCATGTAGATGCTGAAACAATAAAGGTTCAAAACGATGCTTCAACCTTTGAAGTGAACCCGGATGAAATGCTTTTTAATGGAGGCGATTTAGGCGGTTTGATAAAGATTCAGGAATTAACAGATAAGATAAACGCGTTGATAGATACCTTTAATAATCATACACACGATATTCCTATAGGCACTTTTCTGATAGCCGCTCAGGGAGGTGTTTTGAACCCCTCACCTGAGTCGGTTCAGAAAACGACATCTCCGGCTAAGACTTTCAATAAGGCTGATTATGAGAACGAAAAAGTAAAACATTAAGATTATATGATTGATTTAAAATTCGATGAAACGGGAGATATAGATATATCAACAGATGATATACAGTATACAGAAAGCACGTTACAACACCAGCGTGATTTAATCATAGCGCACCAGGGACATTATAAAGAAGTACCCACTGTGGGTGTAGGAGCCATTAATTACCTCAATGACGAAAACCCGGATAACTTTCTGCGTACCGTCCGCAAAGAGTTCTCTAAAGACGGCATGAAGGTTAAGAAGGTGGCCATAACAGTAGGAGGCCAATTAAACATTAACGCAGCATATAAATGAAAACAATTCTTGTAGTTGATAACCAAACATTGTTTGATATTGCCGTCCAGCATTACAGTACGCTGGAAGCAGTAAAGGAAATCCTGACGCTGAATCCGGAAATTGAGAATGATCCGGTGTACAATGTAGAAAGTAATGAGTTCCAGTTTGATCTGCCTGTTAAGGTAAACAGCCTGTTGACAATCGATGAAAACAGTTCTTTAATCAATAAGAACTTATTAAAAGAAATCAACGAACCAGTAACTACGTATGAGGTATGGCCAGAACAATAAAAGAAATTAAGGACAGCATATCTGCTGATCTGCAAAGCAAATTACAGTTATCCGTTTCGGCTGTGGCTGAATGGCGTCTGTGGGTGACCATTGCCGCAACCTGCATTTATGCCTTTGAATTGATACACGATCAATTCACGAAAGAGGTTGAAGATAAAATTATGTCTTCACGTCCCGGAACCGTGGCATGGTATGAAAACACAGCGTACGCCTTCCAAAATGGTCATGAGTTGAAATACAACGAAGAGACGGGTGTGTTGTATTATGAAAATGATGATCCGGACGCGCGGATTACAGCAGTTGCTGCGGTCAACGACCGGAACGGTACGATCGTGTTTCAATTAGCCAAAAACGAAAATGGGTTTTTGGAGCCTTTTACGGCATTGGAGAAGCTAAATTTTGAGAATTATATCAATGAAGTAAAAATGGCAGGAAGCAAAACAAGCGTAATCAGCACGAATGGTGATTTAGTCCGATACAATATCACCGTGTATTATAGTCCTACATTCCCGCAGGAAACGGTTAAAACAGAAACGGACGAAGTGTTGGAGCAATTTAAACTTTCACAAACCTTCGGTGGTGTGCTTTACTCAGCCCTGTTTGTCGATAGTGTCCTGCATGTTCCCGGTGTGGTTACGGTCAAACTACATGAATTATCCTGCAAAGGCGCCACAGATAATGATTTCAGTCCGGTAGATATTTTTACCCGGTTGGAAGCGGGTTATTTTAATTATTCGGATGATTGCCAAATTGAATATGAACCAACACGTAATTTAACAGCATGATATGAAAAGATTAAACGTAAACTTTGATTTATTAATTGTCCAGTTGCTACCGCCACATAAACGGCAGAAAGTAAGAGTTGAAATCCTACAGATATTATTCAATCTGGCGGGATTGTATAACCGCTTCGTTTTATGGAGAAAAAAGCAACTACTTCTAATCAACATAACCAGCCAAATCAAAGTGCTGGAAGGTTACCTGAGAACGGTTTTCGGTAAAATTATCACAATCCGGGAAAATACAGACAAACTGAAAGGTATTTCCTTATTGGTAGAGGGGCAATTACAAATGATTGGACTAAGCAATGAACCCGGCACACTAGCTCCTTTTCCGCTTTTGAGCGAGTTTGGCGGTGACTTACAAGGTGCAGACTTTATTGTTATCGCTCCGGTTGATGTTGATAAGGAAACGCTGGCGATTGAAATAGAGAAATTCAAACAAATGGATAAAAAATATATTATTAAACAAGAATAGTATGAAAAGACATGTTCAAAAAACAGGAGTCCGTTATTGGTCGGGTGATGACTTGTTAGAACTACAATCTGAGCCGCTGGAGGTTGTAGAAAGTTTCTTTAGCCAGTTCGGAAATATGATTATTTCCGGGTGTGAAGTTACCGGAAATGATTTAAGCGCTGGGTTGGTTGCCCTGAACGGACTTGATCCGGATGGTGATCCGGTTTATAAAGTTGCCCCGGTTGAAGCGACCGCAGGTTTAACCTTTCCGGTTTATCTCACTTTAAAGTGTGAGATCATAGAACGCGTATACGGAGATGGCAATATGAAACCGGTCAAAGAAGTGTATACTGCGGAACTGTCAACCATAGTCCCTGCTCCGGGGGTAAGCTATCTCACTATTTATGAAAACAACGCAGACAATAAGCGTTTTGCGGACAATGTTAGTCCGGGTAGCAGAAAGATTACATTGAATAATATAAAGTCTAATTTTGAGGGCTGGGTAACGAAAGCCGCTATGCCTACAGCAAGAGAAAATTTAGGTGTAGCCGTTGTTGATGGTAAAATTTATGTCATTGGGGGTTATAATCGTACAGCCCTTGGTGTAAATGAATGTTATGATCCTGCTACAGATAGCTGGACGACAAAAGCTTCTATGCCTACAGCAAGATACAGCTTAGGAGTAACCGTTGTTGACGGTAAAATTTATGCCATTGGGGGATATAATTCTAGCCGCTTAGGAGTAAATGAATGTTATGATCCTACTACAGATAGTTGGACGACAAAAGCTGCTATGCCTACAGCAAGGCATTTTTTAGCAGCAGCAACCGTTGACGGTAAGATTTATGTTATTGGAGGGATGAGTATGAGTCTCGGAATAAATGAATGTTATGATCCTGCTACAGATAGCTGGACGACAAAAACTGCTATGCCTACAGCAAGAGGAAAGTTAGGCGCAGTCATTACCGGTGGCAAAATTTATGCTGTTGGAGGCCGTGGTGATAGCAGTGAACCGCTTGGTGTAAATGAATGTTATGATCCTGCTACAGATAGTTGGACGGCAAAAGCTACTATGCCTACAGCAAGGAATGATTTTGGCATGACCATTATTGGTAATAAAATTTATGCTATTGGTGGACTTGGCGCAAACGGAGTTGTCGGGATAAATGAGTGTTATGATCCCGTTACAGATAACTGGACAACAAAAGCTACTATGCCTACAGCAAAATTTGGTTTAGGTGTTGTCGCTGTTGCAGGCGAGATCTATGTAATAGGAGGACATACAACTATGATTGTCAATTTTAATGAATGTTACACTGTAGAAGAACTTAAGACTTTAAAAATAAAGGGAAGTTCAAAAATGCTCTTTGATAAAAATGTTCTTTGGGGTGACGAGGTTAAGCCCGCAAATACTTTTTTTAATACAACCTATCCCGGAACGCTGTCGCTTATTGAAACAGATGTATCTGGAGAAATAAGCGAAAGCTTAGATATTACATATAATAATTTATAAAAGAATAAACATAGGCTAAAGAACTGGGAAAACCCCCAGTTGTAAGGTGACTCTCTGACCTTTCACCTTACATACAAGCAAACCAACTGCTTTACTGAGGGCATAAGCCTTCCTAAGCAGTTGGTTTGCTTTTTATATTCAAAGTAGATTGTCAGAGAGATCACAAAGATAAAAAATAAAATTCAGTAAGTAAAAATGGGGAGAGTATTTAATCAGGCGCCGCTGCCTTTTATGGGACAAAAACGGAGATTCATAAAAGAGTTTAAATCCGCATTAAAGCATTTTGATGGCAATGCTATATATGTTGATCTTTTCGGCGGGAGTGGCTTGTTGTCACATATCGTGCGGCATGAAAAGCCAAAATCTATAGTTGTTTATAACGACTTCGATAATTATCATAAACGGATTGAAAATATAGACCATACAAATAAATTGATTCAGAAATTTCGCAAAATTACCACCTATTTGCCAAAAGATAAGCAAATCAAAGAGCCATACCGAACAGAAATATTAGAATTAATATTGCAAGAAAGCCAAGCCGGATATGTGGACTATATTAGCTTATCCAGTTCTTTGCTGTTCTCGATGAACTATGCTACAACTTTCGAGGAATTGTCGAAGCAGACCTTTTATAATACGGTCAGGCAAGGGAGTTATGATGCGGTCGGATATTTGGACGGTATTGAAATAGTAAAAATGAATTATAGCGAGTTGTTTGATAAATGGAAGCATTATTCTAATGTGGTTTTTATTATTGATCCGCCCTATTTATCTACAGAAGTGAGTAGCTATAGTTGTTATTGGCGGTTAGGGGATTATTTAGATGTTCTACAAACCGTAAAGGGCACATCATACTTCTATTTTACATCTAATAAATCACAGATTGTTGACCTGTGCGAATGGGTTGAACGAAATTTGGGGGCAGAAAACCCATTTAAAGAGGCAATAAGAGTAGAAATTGAATCAAAGATCGGATACAACTCAAAATATACCGATATAATGCTATTTAAACGAAGATTAATCACCGATTAAAGCCAAAAGCATAAATCAAACAAAAAGTGTACATTTCGTTTTGAAATTGTGCACTTTTTGTTTTGCCGATTATATAAGAAAAATTGGTTGAGAAATCTTATTTTTGTAGATGCTGAACCTGGTGCAGATGATACGAAACAACAACGGCAACAGGTACAGGAAAAGCATACGCCAAAACCAATTCCCGAATCATCTCCCAGGGTTGCGGTAAATACAGTGAGCGCCCCTAAGATTGAAAAACAAATTGATCCTGACACTATTATAGGGAAAGTTGATAAAACATTATTGGCTAAGTTATGCAGAGTTTTGGATGAGCAGCCAACACAAGATATTGATTATGTAAAGTTTAAGAAAGCAGCTGATTCGCTGAAAACGATTCAGCCCGAAGAAAATGTACGTTTTGCCAGTACATACTTAACGCTGAAAGTTACGAATCCTAAACTATCTAAAGAATATCTGATACAAACGATTG